GCTGCCGCTGGCGATCCGCAGGAGATTGGCGACCAGCTTGGCCTGAACGAGCGCGCCGCCGCGCCGCAGCTGGTCCCGATAGTGCTTGAATAGCGTGGCCTGAGTGATCCCCACGACCTCCGCTATATCCTTCGTCGGCACCGCGAAGCCCGATAGGACCTCGACCATTTTCCGGTCTTTTTCGGTCGGCTCATGCGGCGGCCGGCCGGCTTGTTTTCGCTTGCTCATGACTTACCATTTTTGCTGCAATAACAACCACTTAGGAGTTGCTTCCGGCCCCGGTCTCGATAGGTGTTGAGCACGCGCCAATGAGGCGCGGCGCCAACCAAGGAAGGACCTGAAAATGAACACGCCGAACCTGACCTCGCCGGAAGCCTACAACGCCGAAATCATCGCCAATGCGGTCAAATTCACCGCGTCGCTTTTCCTCGGCCGCGGCGAATACGCCACCATCGAGGCGACCACCCGCGATCAAATCGACCAGCTGGCCGAAATGCTTTCGACGGAGCACCCCACTGTAAAATCGAAGCCGGTCATCACCGCCTTTGATGCCGCCGGCAATCAGGCGATCGTTTCCGGCCAGCCGGCCAAGGCCCCGAAGGCGCCGAAGTCTGAAAAGCCCGCCAGGGAAAAGCCCGCCAAGACGCCGAAAGCCGCCGCCGCGCCGGCCGCTGAAAAGGCCCTCGGCAAGCGCGCGCAGATCGCCGCCGATGCCGAGGCCGGCATCATCCCGGCGAAGCCGGATTTCTCGGCCGCGACCCACGCCCGTTTCCGCAAGAAGCTGGACGAGATCGCCGCGCTCGTCGAAAAAGGCGACATCCAGGCTTTGAAGGCCTACCCGATCAACCCGGTTTCCTCCTCGCCGAAAGCGATGGACAAATACCGGAACCTCGCGGTCATCGCCCTTGACGCGCAGCGCAAGGCCGCAAAGGCGGCGGCAAAGGCCGAGGAAGCCAGCGCGACGGGGACGGCCCAATGACCGCTATAATTTTCGCCGCCGCGATGGTGATCGTCGGTAATCATGCCCCCGCCCGGCTGGTTTGCACACCAGCCGGAGCCGGGCAAGAATTCGGATGCAAGGCCCCGCCGCGCTGGATATGCAGCCCAAGCGGCGCGGGCAAGCTTTCCACTTGCTATGAATGGGCCGCATGATGAACTGGGAATCCCGCCGCCCGCGCCCGCCTGATCGAACAAATCGTGGGAGGGCCGAGTGCCGATCCCGGAGAGAAGCGCGGGCCGCGAAAAGACGTTGAGCGCTGCACGAACCGGACGCAGACAGTGAACGCCTGCTCCTGTAGAAGCGGCGATTTCGGCTGGAAGGCGCCAACTGTTTGCAAAGGATTTTGAGAGGTTCTCTGCGACACGGCTTGCGTTCATCCAGACCGTAGTGGTCAAACGCCGCCGTCATTTTTGAACTGTCTAGATTAGTGGCAATATCAGCGTCGAGAACACGGCTTCACATTTTTCGTTAGGATCATCATCGTTTGGCCCCCGCACTACCACCCCGACAACTTTGCCCTTGAACAGAACAGGACCACCGCTCATTCCCGAGAACGTGCCGCCATCAAGTACCATAACATTGTTGCTGGCTGGAATTGATCCATCAAGCGTGGTTTTAGAGAAGCGGGCAATGGTGGCTTCAGAAATAGTTACCGCTTCCTCGTTTAGGTTTCCCGGAAAACCAGCAATTTGGACTTTGTCGCCAACCTTGAGGGCTCCGACCTCAGCTATGGAAGCGAGTTTGAGCAGTCCTTTTGGCGTGTGCGCGGGTAAGAGCGCAGACAGATCGAGCGTCGCCAAATCGTTCACCCGGTCTTGTTTCAACGCCTTCACCGAAACAGGAAATTTGGGAGCAGATTTCGGAGTGACGGTCATGTTTGGCCCTATGCAGTGGGCACAGGTGATGTACTTACTGCCTTCGATCGCAAAACATGTTCCTGTAGTTACAACTTTATCTTCGTTAACCAGGAACCAAACCGCCTCTTCGATAATTCTGTTTGTCTCAACTATCGGAATAGTTATCTTTCCACCTGATGTTAAACTGTTGTATTTGCGGGCGAGCGTCTGGAACGTTTGATCTGTAGAGCCTTTCACGTTTCTAACAAACTCTATCTTTCCACGAACTACCCACTGGAAATGCTTGGCCTCATGAGCGTCCAGCCGTCCTCTGTTTGGCCGAAACTCGGAAAAATGCCTTGCTTGTGCTGCGGCGTATCCATTGGTTTCCCAATCATGCAGCATGGCCCTAATTTGCCTGATGAAGCTGCGCGGTACATTCACCTTCTTATTAACGACCAGCCCCGTCACCTCCTGACCGAAAGAGCGAGGAAGCAATCTTGTTTTTGCGTGATTTACTGCAAACCCGTTGCCTTCGATCAAATCGAGAAAGGCTTCCGAAAGGACAACGCTACGATGATCTTCTGGGTCTTCAAGGCGTGCAATTTTTCCAGGAAACTTGTTCCTGTTAGATGAAATAGTGATGTCGTCAGCATACCGAGTATATGTGCAGCCAAGTTGGGAGCAAAACCTTGCGATCTCACTGTCCAGTTTATCGGAGACAATATTGGCCAACAAAGGCGACAACGCGCCGCCCGTCATGAGAACGCTGCTGTCCTGGATTTTTCCATCTATTAAGGCTTGGGTCGGATAGCACGCTATATGTGCGACAAACTTCGCTATCTCAGGCGTGTAACCATAAGGCTTTGATTGAAGCCGACCGGCTATTCTCCCGAAGTGGATTGATCCGAAATAGTTTTCGAGATCAATATTGAGAACCCATTTTTTCAATACGTGCTTTTCGGCGTTGCTTACGATACTTCGCCCTTGTCCAGGAACGAAACCGTGGACATTTACACGAGGGCTATAGTCCCGCTCTAGCAGGAGCCTTACGGACCTCTGCAAACTTAGAAGCGCAATTCTTGGAGCTTGGATAGTTCGTGTTCCACCACTTCTCTTTGGAATCGTGAACACACGGAATTTCGATGAGGGCGGTAGTTTATAAGCGATATATGTAACACGTCGCTTCAGATTTCGACCAAGGGCAGCAGCGAGAAAGCGCAAATCTGGAATGGATTTAAGCGTCATGGGTGTGCCAACGACATCGATCTAGCATTCATAACGTAGCGAATTTGCAAATCGTATGTAGCGCATATTGTCCGAGGTGGTTTGAAGGTAACCTTCCCGTAGGTGTCGCAGGAACCACAACACTAAGTTGATCGAGAGATCGTTGACACAAAAAGTTCGTATCTGCCATCAGCACAAGTCACAACTGACAAGACCTGTTTTGCACAATTATTAGTTAGAGCAATGTGTGGCGAAAAAATCCTCGCGTGCACGCGCCACTACAGATTACGAAGGTCGGAAACAGGTCATGGTAGTCTGGGAGGTATTCCGCAAGACCGGCCTTCTTCGTCGAACGAAGTCGCGAATTTGCTCGCCTTCGTTGCCTCTCCACGGGGGGCATCTCTGAGAGGCATAAAACATGTCACTGATGGCAGTCCATTGCCGAAGCGTGATTTCCATAGAACCGTCGGCGGTTCGGAAGTCGACTTCCGCGCCACGAGTGGAGGTCCGCTTCGGGCCAAATCGGGACGTTCCCTTTGCTTGTTACCGGCGACCGCTCAGGGTCGACTGCGGACGACGACCTTGCCTCGTCACACCCAAGGAAAAAGCTCGAAAAAACCTTGACCTCATCCCGCCGATTAGAGAAGGACACCGCGAGTCGGCTTTTTGGCTGGTCGGCGATCATGGCGCCTACCTGATACACATGGCCGGGCGTTGCAGGGCTTTTTTACGTCGCCGTTGCCGGTCCGGTGACATTCCAGAAAAGCACCACCCCGGAGCCGCGCCGGGCCTTGCATAGCTCCCAAGCCTTGGCGTCATAGTGCGGGTCGCTCGGGAATGGCGGGCGGGTCTTGCAGCGATCCGAGAAGCTTTGCGGGTGGACATGGACCTCGCCGCCGAAGCGATCGCGGCTCACCGCCTTGCCGATCTGGACGACATGCAAATTTGCATTCGGCCATGCCGCTTTCAGGCCCCGCGCCAGCACGCCCGATCCGGCCGCACACCAGATTTCGTCCGGGGTGACATCAATCATGCGCGCCGCCTCGGCGATCAGCGGGCCGGCTTGCGGCACATCGAGCCCGAAAGGCAGTAATCGAGCCCCGCGATCAGCCGCATAGCGGCGCGCCCTCGCCCGAACAACCGACAGATATCCGGGCGAGACCTGTAGGACCTTGGCGCCGAGCGCCTTGGCCATAAGCGATCGAAGGTGCGGCGACTGGCGCCGGGCGACAAAGATTGTCGCGCGCTTGCCCAGCTGGCCGGCGCAATGCGCCAGCGCCGTCTGCGCCCCGCCCTCGGGAGGGCTGGCATAGACCAATTCGTCGGCGTCCTCGAAAAGCCGAGGAATGAACCGCGCCTTGGTGCCGCCGGGGAATAGATCGTCGCGGACGACATGAATGCCATCATGGACGTTGACAATCGGCTTCAAAGCGCCTCGCCATACTCCGCGTCGCCGCCGTCGATCGCGCCGAATTCAACCTCGCCGATCGCCGCCGTGGCCTTCTTGGGATCGCCCTTGCAAAAGACCAGCACATTCTGATGCGTCTTGCCGAGCTTGCGGGTCGCCTCGAATTGCTTGGCGGCGCGGATCGGCAATGATCCGGCGGCGGTAATCAGGATAGCCTCGTTATGGAACGCCAGCCCGGCCCCTTGAAAGGCTGCGATCGTATCTGGGACAAAGCCATAATAGGCCCCGTGCTTGTCGCGGACCTCGCCGACGACGAAACACGCGAAGCGGTCATCTTTCAGGAGTGCGCAGCTTTTCGCGATGATCTCGCGATAGGCGGTGACGAAATCGGGATAGGCCATATTCGACAAATCGCGCGGATCGTCGGAATAGATTTCGAGATCAGCATAGGGCGGGCAGGAAAAAATGAAGTCGGCGGCCAGGCCCTCCGCCAGGCTATCAACGTCCCGGCTGTCGGCGTTGATCCAGCGCGGTTCCGGGGCGCCGCATATCCTTGCCGCCTGTTCCTGATTGGCGGCGATCTGCCGGGCTGACAAATCGATGCCGAGATAAGATCGGCCGAGCTTGCTGGCGACGATGCCGCGCACCGAGCCGCCCGAGAATGGATCGAGGATCAGGCCGCCCGGCGGGCAAAACCAGCGATAGGCAAGTTCGCAAAGCACCGGATCGAAGATCGACGTGCCGGTTTGCCCGGCCGACATGCCGCCCTCGATATCGCCCTCGGCGATCTTCTGTTGCACCCACTCTTGCGTCTGGATCGAGCGGGTCATTTCGCGCCCCTGACAACATGCTCGCCGCGCATCAAATCCTGCCCGAATGTCCGCGCCGCAGTCTTGCCGTTCGCCTTGCGCTGGCGCTTGGCCGGATCGGGCTCGTTGATGGTGTCTGAAAATTGGAGGAGGTTCTCGCCGCGCCCGAGTTCCGATTGGATGCCGAGCGCCAGCCATGCAGCCTTGCGTGCTTGCCACCAGCCCTCGCGAGCATTCAGCACCGAGAACGGCGGCAGGCCGAAGCGCTCGGCAAGCGATAGGTTCGGCGGATCGGGCTCGGCCGGCTCGGCGAATAGATCGGCGAGGTAATCGTCATCAAAGCCGAGGAGCGCGCGGTCAAATCCAAGGTCGTCAAGCGCCCCGATTTCGACCCGCAGCAATTCCTCGTCCCATCCGGCGTTCATCGCCAGCTGATTGTCGGCGATCACATAGGCGCGCTTTTTCGCCTCGGTCCAGCCGACGGCGACGATGACCGGGACCTCGCTGGCGCCGAGCCGCTTGGCCGCCATCAGCCGCCCGTGCCCGGCGATGATCCCCCCGCCCTCGTCAATCAGGATCGGCATGGTCCAGCCGAACTCCCGAATGCTGGCCTCGATCTGCGCGATCTGTTCGTCGGTGTGGGTGCGCGGATTGTTGGCATAGGGCTCAAGGGCCGAAACGGCCCGCCTCTCGACCTTATAGGCCGCCCAATCTTCGGCGTTTTCCATGACGGACTTTAAAAATCCTCTGTTTCCGCTCTCGCTTTTTTCCCCGGCGCAAAAAAAATTTCCGAATTGCGCGGGGGCCGGCCAGCAGGGGGGCCTTCTTGGGGACTTTTCGCCGCCCCCCTAAGGTGCGATCCCGGTGATGAGCATGAACAAGATCAGGGCGCCGACGATGACCAGCACCGGGAAAGCAAGATGCCAAGGCATGGCGTCAATCCCAT